GGAATCCCGGCCTGAGCCATTCCTAGACGAGGATAGTCAAGAAGTTCCGGCTCGACATACGAAGTCCCCCGGAAGGAACGGACACGGAATTGCCACAGCTCCGAATTGATGGTTCCCAAGTGGGGGGAGAAGAAATTCTTTCCCTCCGACGGGATCAAACCACCAAACCGGGTTACGGCCCTCCATGTTCGCTCCTGCCATTGGTCCATCTGGACCAGGACATCATCCCCATTAATTAGGAGGGGGAGGCTGTCCAGATCCAGACGGACATGATGGTCCGAGGCTGACTCCATGGATAATCGGGTGAGGGCGGCATTGAAGACACAGAGGATTGGGAAGGAGATGGTTGAACCCATCAACTGCCCTCTCGTCTGCCTCTTCCAAACCCCCCCCCCCCCCCCTCTCATATTTCTAGTCAAACACCGAATCAGTACCGGTCGCTCCTCCCAAGGGACACCAATGCGGTCACAGATCCTTTCCATCATCCGCTCCGAAAGGTCGGAATGAAGAAAGTCCGTGGCCGCCTTGTAGTCACCGGAAAGGAGACGAAACCGGGAAAGATTCGGATCCATCTTAGAACAGAATGACCTCATATTCTCGAAAGAATTGGGTTCCCCTATCAATCTAAAGACGGGGTGATCAAGGAGAGGTCGACGTATGCGATTCAGATAGTTTAATCCTATCTGATATTGCAGCGGACAGCCCTTCGTGATCACCCTGACCTTGAAAGGTTCAGGGAGGCCCACCGGAGAGGCGAACACCACCTCCTGGGATAAAGCCAGTCTACGAACTTCCTGAAACGCAAACTCGACGGTCTCGGGATGCAGGCAGGAACGGTGCTCCACAACCTGACCCTCGATCGAGAAGAGGGCCTGGAGATACCCTTCAGGGGGTTCCAGACCCGATTCTCGAGCGAGGTTTCGGAAAAGGATCAACGATCCCTCCTGCTCCCGGGACGCGTTCACATTAGCGTTGGAGGAAGGACAACAAAACTCAGATCGATGTTCTCTGCCCGACTTCCTCCCATAGATTTCATCAACTGTACGATCCACCTCCTGCTCAAGAACCTCCATCGTAATTAAACGACGAGAGGTCATGATAGGACGGGGGTCTACGACGGGGGCGGTTAATCTTTCGACAGTATCCTCTACAGCTCGCTCGATTCCTTCCGAGGAAATATCGAGTGAGCACGCCTTCACTTGGGAGAGAGCATAACCGAATTCCTGAAAGGAGATCCGGACATGCTTCCGACCCGATTGTTGGGGAAGCTGCTGTCGGAAGAGCGTACCGTCGCCGAAGAACAGTCGGTCATCAGGGGGGGGAGCTGGGCAGATTTTACCAACGAGCG